CTCTTTCAGATACTTTAAAGCTTCTCTTTGCTTCTCCTGAATTTTTTCTATTTTATCACTAGACATTTCCTCTAAGCCTGCATTGACGTGTTCAAGTTGCATTGTCCAGCCATGAAAATCTTCAAGGACCTTTGCTGATCCCTTGTCATTGGTGGCTTTTATTAATTTTTCTCCCATACTGGCAACATGTGCGGTGCTGTCTAAAAATTCACCAGATAATTTTTTACCCTTTTTTATAGCTTCTTCCTGAGCTTTGCCAACTTTATCTTCTATTGCATTAGCCCATTTTTCAGCTTCCTTTACATTACCTTTTGTAGCCTTCGCCGCCTTTTTTGCACCCTTAGCAAAATCTTCTTGTGCTTTAGTCAGTGATTTTTTTGCGATAACTTGTTTTTTAACTAGATCATCTGAAACCTTGCCTTGAGACTCTAAAGTCGATGCTATTTCACTCTCAATTTGGTTTAGCTCCTTAGCTAATTTGAGAATTTTTTCTCTTAGAGCAGCTCGTGCTTTTAAATCTTTTTGATCACCCTGTGGCATAGTATTACTTCATTCCCTTTATTCTTTTTGCTCTGTCCGCTATCCATTTTTGTCTATCAGGTGGTAATGATTGTAACCTCTTTTCTAATTGCTGTTCCAGCTCTTTTTCAGCTTTTCTTACTGCAGCAATCTCATCATCTATGTCATCAAACTCTGGGGTATTAATACCTATTGCTTTTTTAATTTTATCGCTATTTGCACCTAATGCTGCTCCTGCAACGTAAGCTGCCATATTTGTTGCAAATGCTTTTAAGAATGATTCATCAATTTTTTTCGACATCGTCTATCTCCTGGGAGTTAATACTGTTCTATTGATAAATATTTGAAAAAATTGTTTTTAACGCTTTCGCTTTGACGCCTTGTCTATCTTTTCTTGTTCAGATTTCTTTTGTTTGACAAGCTTGTCAGTATAAAATTTTCGTAAATATACGGGCATATTGTACACATCACTAAATGTGAATCCGCCCTCACTAAAATAAATTAGATTAAATATGCCCTCGTGTACTATAGGCCGGTATTCAGGCGTTACCGGGAGGGCCAGAAGAAATTTGTTGCTATCGGCAATTCTAATTCAGACACCTCACCACAGAATCCACAACTAAATACTGTTGTAAAGTCTATATCTGGTTGATGACTTGCGTAGTGATCCCTGTATGCCCTTGAATCCATAGCAAAAAATTCATTCTCTATAAAATTATTGATATGTCCTTGACTCTTATCACCATCAACAGAAACTATCTGCTTCCTTAATCGTGTGGTGACTTCCTTTGTACGACCACCCATAGACTTTTTCATCTTTGAAATTTCCATAGTAGCATCAGCTTCATCTTTATGAGTCATGAATTTGAATTCTATTTTTCTCTTAGACTGAGGAAGTTCAAATTCAAATACATTTTCATTCTTAAAGTACTTCTCATTTATCTTCTTATGATCAAATGTTGTCAAATCATAGCTACAATCTTTCTCAACCTCACCACACTCAGGACACGCTGTATCAACAGAGTATTCTTTTCCATAGCCAAAAATTCGTGATGCTACCATTATAGCATTTTTATCACCTATCATAAGCTCGTTTAATGACACTTTAGACGCAATAAGAGACTTAAGAAGTTCATCTAGTACAACACCCTTCTGTATTAAGTTCTGTGAAGTAAGTATATCCTCTTCCTTTGCTGTCATGTATTTTATTTCTATTGTACCTCCACTAAGGACGTGTCCTTCTGGATACAATAAACCCTTACTGGGTAAATCCACTACTTCTGTAGGGAATCCCTGTTGTTTTTCAGCCATTATAACTCCTTATTGTTTTGTTCTAGTTACAACTGTTATCTTGTCTCATCAAAAACAGAATGCCACAAATGTATTTGATGATGTTTGAATTTTTTTAGAATTGTAATATTGCGTAATCGTATCTAAGTGTACATGTCATCTCTACTGGATCTGATGTTGCCCAATCAAGGTCACCAAATGTAGCAGACTGAATATAAGCACCTACGAGTTGCCATTCTTCTATTATGTCTCCTACTGGTCCCAGTAGATTAAATGTGATATTTTTCTTATAAAAATCTGAATATCCATCACGACCAGTTACTGATTCGTGGGATAACCTAACCCATTCCATCACAGCTTGTGCTGCTGAAGGTACGATTGGGTCATACATAGTTATATCGATAGTTTGCCATTCCCCCTTACCCTTAATATACCGCTTTACGTTTATGTGATCAAGTGTAACTTCTTCAAACTCGATACTTGGACGACTGGCAGCCTTAATTGTGTAAGCTGGAATGCCTTCAATGTACATGATAAAGCGATTCTGAACCTTTGGTTCGAATTGCGTAAACATTATGTCATTAGGATCAATCAATTGTGGCATTCTAGTTCTCCTGTTACAATTTTATCGATAATAAATATCAACAAATTAGAAAAAATACTATAAAAACAAAAAAGCCCAGAAGTTTAATCTGGGCTTTTAAGTATTTTTAGATCAGCTTATGCTGGGAAGCTTGCTCCTGTTGGTTGTACGACAAAGTCTAATACAATAAACTCAACCGAACGTGCAGGTTGCAGATAAATCTGGCCAACCAACTGATTACGATCGATAACGTCTGGTGTATTATTACTATCATCCATTACAACTCTAAACGAAGATAAACCCTGATTAGATTGAACTGAATCTAAATAAGGATTCACGATGTTTAAGAATCGATTCCTCGTAGCAACTGTATTGTTTTCAAACAATAAGTAGCGAGAAGAGCTAGCAATAAACTTCTTAATCCTAATAAGCATTCTACGTACGTTAATACGATCAAGTGCTGAAGGTTTAGCTTGCAATGTTTTCTGACCAAAAACTACAACTCCCTGTCCTGGGAATGATGCGATTGGATTAATACGCCCTTCATAGAGTAGATCTCTTTCAGCGTGTGTTAATCTTGTTTTTGCTTCTAGAACATTTGATAAGCCACCACGATTAAGACCTGCAGGTGCAAACCATTCATGTGCTACTCTATCATTTTGAGCATACACACCCGGTATTACAACTGAAGGTGGTACCCAGGTTGGTAAATTGATGCTGTCATCAAGTACCTTAACCCATGGGTAATAAGTTGCTGCATAATTTGTATCTAATGTCTGAACTGCTGTGGTTGATGCAGATATTCCATCACCCCATGCACAATTATCAAATACATAAAATGCATCGCCTCTGCTTTTCACCATATCCATACCATGATTAATTGGATTAGGATGTAGTGTGTAAATCAAACCAGGTGTGGCGAGTAGATTAATATCAAACTCATCCTGATTGCTTACAGCATTTATAGCTCTCTTATATGCTACAGATCCACTTGCTGTTGAGGTTGAACAATCAAATCCTTGCTGATTAGTCGTTGCAATATTACCTGCAGTTTGCTTATCAACAGCTGGATTAGCTCCATCAAACCCACCTTGAAATGGTACAGTAAACTTATGCTGAGCAACATTAGATGTTCCTAATGCAAGAAATGTCGCTCCATTAGCAAATGTTGCAGATCCACCGAAATCAGCTGCTTTTGCATCAGCATGACCAGTCATATCACTAAGGCTAAATGTCACGTTAGTGTAAGCTTTAGCATTAGTATCTACTGGTGCAAGATAAGTTCTATTATCTGCAGAAGAGAAATTAAAGCCGTAAAAAGCTGTTGTATCAAATTCTGATGTATTGCCATTTAACTGTGAAGTTGTATAAGATGCTGGCTCACAATCAAATAGTGTAGCACCTATTGATGCTGACATAAATGAATTTGTCAACTTACCGTGTCCAAATGGTACATTTGCTTTTACACCACCTGCTTTAACATCAGCATGCGGCTCTACATAAATGATTTTTGACATATTTGGCCAATCACCATTATAAGTAAGCTTACCATCAGAATCAATAGTCACATATCTATCACCAATTCGTCTTGCAAAGTAATTTGCTGACTCTGGATCTAAATTAAGGTTGTCCCACTGTTCTACAATTGTATCATCGCTTTCCTTATAAGTTAGCGAATCTAGCTCTCTGACTTGTAAGGAAAATGTTCCCCAATCAGATCCTGCTACATCTGCAGCACGTTTTACATTTAATATAGCAATTTTATATTTGTTTTGAGTATCAACTTCACCATGTGATCTCATGTGTATTTTAAAAAGATCAGCTGTTGCACCTTCACTTTTTTGAGATGTTACATACGGTGTAGAAGCATTTTTATAATCTTGCTCTAAGTTAATATCTGCAACTGATGCTGTCATCTCTGCTGATCCTGATCCATGACCAGTTACAGCTGATTTAAACACCTTGTATAGATAAAATGGTGATTCTTTACCGTTAGCTTTTGTTGCTAATGGATTAGAACTAAACACATTTTCTATATAGTTTGAGTTCGCAGGTGTAAATGAGCAAGAAACTTGAAATGATCCAGAATTCACTGTAAATGCATTCATTGTTCCTTGAGCATATGCACCAACAAAGCCCAATGCAGGATTGGAATCTGTTGCGCTTGGTGCCAACACTGCATACGTACGAAAGTTACTAGATCCTGATTTGTGAGCTGCTAAGTGAACCGAAGCAACTTTATATCCGCCAAGACCCAGTACTCTGACAACAGTAACCGTACCAGCACTTCGTAAATACTCTCGTACGGTAAATGGGACATATAGATCTTGAGAAAGACCCCCGAACATCTCCTTAAAAGCATTAAAATTACTTACTACTGTAGGTACAAATGCAGGTCCTTTTTTAGTTGGTCCTATAATTGCAGCGCCAATTTCAGCAATGCCTTGTGGGAGGAACGAGAGATCTTTTTCACGAGTAAATACGCCCGGTGATACTATTCTCTCTGCCATTTGAGTTCTCCAGGTTATTTTTTTAAAAAATTAATTCAATAATTCTAAAAATAAATATACACTAAAGATATGAAAAGTTAAATTGATTTATCAGATTATGATTTAGATTCTTCACCAGAATCTGCAGCGGGTGCTTCAGGTTCTTCTGTGACTGGAGCAGGTGTAAAAACTCCTGTTGCAGGATCTAGTTGACCAACACCATACTTTTCATTAAAAGATTGAGCTAAAGTCTGCTCATTGCCCTGAAGTGTCTCCAGCTCAGTCAACAAAGTATCTTCTAAGTCTGCTAATGCCTCAGATTGCTTATCATGTGCGATCTTTTGCATTGACAGGTTGCCCATTCTCATTTGAAGATTTTGATATGATGTTTGTATATCAGCTAACTGTTGCATTTCATCATCAGTAAATTTGACTTCTTTATTATCAGCCATTATTAAACTCCTATTTAATTGTTATATTGTTAAAACAGTTGTAAAACATTCTATATTATATATATTAAAAAAAGTTAAAAAGGAATTTTTATTTAAAATAATTAAAATTAATTATCAGTCTATATTCCTCATCAGAACAAGAAGTTCCTCTGTGTATCATATTCGCTGTCCAAGTTGTTCATGAATATCAGGCTCTAAAAAATTATCTAATATTTTTACCATATAATATGCTCATTATTATATGTTTGACCCAAAGGATTAAATTCATATACACCAATAACACCACTTTCTATAAATTTTTTAATTTTAAGTAATGGCCTAGTTAAGCTCAAATATCCAATATTAATAGAAACACGATGCTTATTAGAATGTTTGGGTGGATTAGGCTTATGACACATCCATCCCGGCTGCAATAGCATCATACCTTTTTCTACTTCAATTTCATGCTCAATATTAAATTCATCTTTAATTGAAAAAGTAGCTGTTTTGTCAGGAAC